AAAGCTTTTTAAACTTCATTCTACAATGAAGAAACTAGAAATAGAAAAAGATGAAACAAAACGAAAAGAACTCGCTAAACAAATAGAAGAACTAGAAAAAGATGTTAAAGATTTTAAACCGGAAATGGTTAAAAATATGTTTAAGAAATTCGAAATAAAATATGATAAAAGGGTACTAAATTAGTTTTTTCTTTATATTATAATATTATTATAAATTTATGGAGGTTTGTTAAATGACACAAGAAGAAATGGTTGAAAAGAAAGCATTAGAAGTATCTGATTATAAAAAACCAGAGGCAATTATTTCTTTATTGTATGTGTCTATGGAAGAATTAAAAGAAAAATTTCCATGGATATTAGATTGTGATATTGAATTAGCTTCTATGTCTATTCAACGAAAAGAACATTGGTGGCAAAAAGATAAATTAATCTGGTTAAATGGTAGATTTTTGTCTGGAATTTGGAAAGGTGGAATTTGGTATTATGGTTATTGGTATAATGGTACTTGGAAAAAAGGAACTTGGGAAAATGGAATCTGGAAAAATGGAACTTGGGAAAATGGAACTTGGATCGATGGTACCTGGTGGAATGGAATTTGGAAAAAAGGAACGTGGACTTGTGGCTCATTTCATGATGGTATCATTAAAAAAATAAAAGTTATTGAAAATATTAAAATGTATAAAGGTAAAACAATCAAAGATTATAAAAAAAAGGAGACAAAGTAAATGAAATTATCAAATCTTACATTACAGGTTTTAAACAATTTTTCGTCAATTGGTTCTAAGTTAATTTTTAACAAGGATAAAGCAGGATATATTGCTCATTCAGATGTTGATGATCATATATTTGCTTATTATGATTTACCTGAAGAAGAAAAAGAAATTCCTGAATTTGGTATTTTTGATATGACTCTTTTTCTATCTGTATTAAAAGAAATGGTTGGAAGTGCAGATTTTGATATTAAATTTGAAGAAAAACATTTGATTTTAAAAACAAAATTTTCTGCAGTAAAATATATTTATGCTCCAATTAGTTTACTTCCTGAACCACCAAAAAGAAAAGATATTTCAGCTATGCCGTCTTTATTGACATTTGTTCTTAAAAAAGAACATTTGCAAAAATTACTTAAAATGGCAAATGTTATGAAAATTGGTAATATTCAAATTGAAGTTTTAAAAACAAATATAACTGGTATTGTTAAAGATGTTAAAAATGAAACATCAAATGTTTTTAAGTTGATTTTAGGTCAAACTAAATCTGCTGATATTCCTACAATTACGTGGAACATTTCATCTTGGAAAATGATAGGTGATTATGATTATAAGGTTTCACTTTTACAAGTAGGAGATAAACGTAAATTTTCTAAATTTGAAGTAATAGATAGTGAAGGTAAAACACTAGGTCTTACTTATTATATTACAGTTTTAGCAGACTAAAAAATGCCTAAAATTTATTGTAAATTAATTTATTCTAAAGATAATTTAGAATATTTAAATCTTGATTTAGAAAAACATGAAGAATTTGCGACATTTTTTCATGTTATAAATCATATGGGTGACTTTTTAGGAAGTGAATTAAAAAAAATGTATTATAATAAAAAGTTTTTTCCTAAAAAAACTAAAACAAAAGATGGCGGAGAAATTTGGGAATATAACATCCATGTTTTAACTGATGGTGAATTACAAGAAATAAAAGATAGATCATATTTGAATGGAATGAATGCGAGGTCATGATGGAATTAAGTAATATTAAATCCTCATTGTGGGTTGAGCACTATAGACCACAAAAAGTTGTAGATATTATTTTACCCACTAAAATTAAATCTATACTTTTACATCTTCTTGCGCAAAAAGAAATTCCAAATCTTCTTTTGACAGGTACAGCTGGAACAGGAAAAACAACCGTAGCAAAAGTATTTGCTAATGAAGTAGGAGCAAATGTTCTTTTTATAAATGCATCAAAAGAACGTGGTATTGATGTATTAAGAAACCAAATTGAGAATTTTGTATCTACTGTTTCATTTAATTCAGATGTTCAAAAAATAGTTATACTTGATGAAATTGACAATATGTCTTCGACAGCAATTATGGCATTAAGAGGATTTATTGAAACATTTTCTTCTAATGCACGATTTTTTTTAACTTGCAATTATGTAAATAAAATTGCTGATCCTATTCGTTCCAGAATGCAATTAATCGAATTTGAATGGAATCAAGAAGAAAGAAAGCAGTTAATGAAAGATTTTTTTAATCGTTTACTTTTTATTTTAAAATCAGAAAATATTAAAATTGAAGATGCCGGTAAAAAAGCTCTAGCTGAATTTATTAAAAAAACATTTCCAGATATGCGAAAGATTATCGGTTCACTCCAATTATTTTCAAAAATAGACGGGACAATTAATGAAGGTCTTTTATATATGTTAGATGAAACTAAATTTAAAGATCTTTATCAATACATGAAGGAAAAGAATTTTCCTAAAACGCGTGAATGGGTTGCTAATAATATTTCAAGTTCAGCCAATTCTTTTTATCAACAAATTATTCAGGATCTTGATGACGTATTTTCACCAAAATCGGTGCCTGAAGCAATTTTAATTATTGATGATTTTATAAGTAAAGATTATACTCATTGGATGAAAGATGTTCATGTTATGGCATGTATTTTAATGTTAATGGCGCAATGCGAATTCCGGTAAAATGATTAAAGAAAGAATGGTAACTAATTTTTTCATTAAATGTCATTTATGTAATAAAGATACCCCATATTATGGATATTCATTTCCTGCCATTTTTAAACCAACAAAAGAAAGAGTTTTGCTTTGTGATGTTTGCATAGAAGTTATTAGAAAAAATAAATCTGATTATAGAGAAATAAAACAGAACAATGGAAAAATCTAATAAAAAAACAATTTTCGATTATTTCAAAAATATTTGTAAGAAAACTGGAAAATTAGAAAAATCTGAGATTAATAGTTCATTCGATTCAGTTGGAATGTTACGATTGATGAGTTATGATAGGCCAAATGTTTTAATTGCAAATGCAATAAACTCTTTGACACTTGATAAATGGACTGTTTATTTATATTATTATTATGGCTGTAATGAACGCACTTTTGTACCATTTTTAAATATGAAAAAAGTTAAAGATGAAGAAATGATTAGAATAGAGGAATTAGCAAGATTAATTTTTCCAGAATATTCTGACAATAAAATAAAAGATGTAGTAATTCCTATTTTAAAAAATGAGTTGTTAAATTTTGATATAAATAAATTAAATACTGGTGGTATTAAAAAGGAGGAAAAATAAAGTGATTCGGCTAAAAGATGTAAATGATGATCAATTTAGGATCGCAATGGAGACTGTTTCTAGAATGGGTGTAGCAAAGAAAAAAGAAAAGTTATTTTTTCAATCTTGCTATATTGTAAAAATCGATGGTCAATATTTTTTAGTAAATTATAAAGAAATTCTTGGTACTGAAATGAAAGATAGTGATCATGCAAGAACAAATACTGCAGCAACACTTCTTGATAAGTGGAAAATTGCTCAAATTTTTGATAAGAAAGATATTGATCAATATGGAACACAGCCAACACTTTTTGTTCTTTCTTATGAAGATAAAAAGACTTATCAAGTAAAGGGTAGAATTCCTAATTATAAGATTTCAAAGTTTATTTCTGATTATAAAGAGAAAAATCAAGAAAAAGTTCAAATTTAACCAAATAATATAGTTAAACGTTTAACCACATTTCCAAAGAAAATTTATTTTCTTTGTTTTTTTGTTTACAAACACGAAGAATCATATTATAATAGTATTGTAAGTAAATTATGATTTAGGAGGTTTATCATGGCCGAAGAGAAAAAATGTTTGAAGCAACAGATTGAAGAGTTTGATGCTGGTAAGTATAATTCCCCAGATCTTAATATTCAATGTGAAGCTGGTTGGTATGATTGGTTTTGCAAAGATACAAGTTTGGCTGGAAAAACCAAACACCTTTATAGACTTGTAAAAAAGTTTGTGAAGGTTGCAAATATTGATTTGGAAAAATATTATGTGTTTTTCAAAAACAATTGCCCTATGTGGGCCGGCCTTTACGACGATTTCAGGATTTGTGATATAGAAACCGGAGATGTTGTTTACAATTTTGCTCCGAGATATCCGGTATCTAAAACTGAATTTACTGCTCAAGTTTATTATAATAAAGCCGGTTGGGACAACCCTGTCGTTTCTGGAAGTATAAAAGAATGTATGGATTTTTTCTTTGTTCAAAATGGTGGAATTGTCAAAGAAAAGAAAATCAGAATACCCAAGCAGAACAATTTCAATTTGAAAAACATTCTGGAAAATAATTTAGTGATTGTGAAAAAATTCAAAGATCACAATTACACTTTGACTCCTGAAGAGTGTGAAAGGTTGGTTCAATTTTTCCTGGAAGTGTGCTCTAAAAATATTCCTCAACTTCTTGAATCTGCAAAAAGAATGGCCTCGATTTTTTTGCAGTTGAGAGCTTCCAATGAAGTTCATATTTTCAACAAAATAAAAATTTCTAAGTTTTTCCGCGAAGTTAAGAAAATCAACGAAGGAAAATAATCATGAAAGAAATGTTAAAAAGACTTTTAGAAGTAACTGAAAAATGTAGATCCGATATGCATGAACCGGACGAACAGGGTATAAGTGTAATTGTAACAGGAACTCATTTGGATAATGCAATGGGTGATGACCCAAGAAATAATTGCTGTGAATTTACAGTTGGTATAAAAAAAGAAGTAAGCGACGGATTTGAAATAACAGAGTGGTTTAATTTGGCAACATTAATTGCACTTGCAAGAAAAGCAAAGGTATAAGGAGAAATGATATGAGTGCTATTAAAATTTTAGATGAAGCAATTCATGAAGGTATGGAAGCTGGAAAAAATCATAAGCCAAATCCAATGATTGTTGGTCAAGCAAAAGGTTTATTTGGAAATGATATTGTTCCAGGAACAGAAGAAGTTGTTTCAGATGGAGTATGTGGTTTTGCCTGGATATCTATTTATCCTAAAAGTTCTGAGATAAATAAACAGTTTATAAAAGATTTGAAATATTGGGATATGATTGATGAAAATAAAAACGGATTATCATCTACAAAACGTTATCCGTTTTCAAAAATTTCTTATTTAGGTCCAGTTCATTATCAGTATTGGGTTAGTGATTTTGCTCAATCTATGGAAAAAAAAGAAGCTTTTGCAAAAGCTTTTGTGGAAGTTTTAAAAAAATACGGAATTTCTGCTTCTTACGGTTCAAGAATGGATTAAGTACTAAATAAATGGAAAAAATAGTATATAATATTTTTATGAAAAGGATATAATATGACACTTGAAAAATTAGAAAATTTGGGAATAGGTAATCCATTTTTGCTAGACCATTTTTATATGGGTCAATCTATTGGAATTAACCAATGGATAATGTTTTCAAAACATGAAACTCAAAAACAAGATTACATTATCTTAATCGATTCCTCAACCGGTGAAAGAGTAAAAATTCATTTCGGTGAACCTAAACGGATGAGTTTAGCTGAAATGATAATGAATGAAAATATTCCTGAAAGAATCTTTGGAGAAATAAGATGAACGAAAAATTCAAATCAGATATTGAAGTTTTGGAAAATACTATTAAATATGCTGCAATTGAATATTATAATGGTGAAAATGTTATATCAGATGATGAATATGATTCTTTGGTCGATGAACTTCGAAATCTTGACCCGGAAAATGATATTCTGAAAAAAATTGGTGCTCCAATTGCTTTTGAAAGAAAATGGAAAAAGACCAAACATAAATTTCCTATGGGTAGTTTGAATAAAGTTCCATTGGAAGAAGTTCAAATGTGGATGGATAAGTGTAATACAAAAGAATTTATTTTGATGGAAAAATATGATGGACTTTCAATTGCACTTTATTATGAACGTGGGAAATTGGTAAAAGCAATAACTCGCGGTGATGGTGAAATCGGTGAAGATATTTTAGAAAATGTTTTAAAAATGAAAAATGTTGTTAAAAATTTAACAACTAGTTTTTCTAGTTGTATTAAAGGTGAAATCATTATGACAAAAGATGATTTTGCTATAGTTAATTCAAAATCAGAAAAACAATTTTCAAATCCTAGAAATGCAGCTTCTGGTATTTCCAGAGGTTATGATGGAAAGTTTTGTGAATATTTAACAATTGTTTATTATGATATTATGTTAGAAAAATCTTTAAATGAAAAATTAGAAATAATAAATACTAATTCCTTTTTTAAAACAAATTTTGAAATTGTAACGAATATTTTTAAATTAAATGAATTGTATGTTGCCTACAAAGAACATCGTAATGATTATAATTATCAAATGGATGGTTTAGTTTTGGCAGTAAATGATTATGAATTAAAAGAAAAAATGGGTTCAATAAATAACAGACCTAAAGGTGCAATTGCAATAAAGTTTCCTGCTCAAGAAGTTTCAACAAGACTTTTAGATGTTGAGTGGAACGTTACAAGAACAGGCCGAGTAAATCCTAAAGCAAAACTTGCTGCTGTAGAAGTTGATGGTTCTATTGTAGAATTTGCCACTCTCCATAATATAGGATATATTGAAGATTTAGATTTAAGAATTGGTGATTTAGTAACGATTAAAAAAGCTGGAGATATTATTCCTGCAGTTGTAAAGGTTTTAGTTAGTGGATGTGGAATAAAAGTTGAAGCTCCTGAAAAATGCCCTTTCTGTAATTCATATTTAGAGAAAAAAGGTTCTTATATTATGTGCAATAATTCTGATTGTCCTAAAAAGAATTTTGATAAAATAGTTCATTATTGTAAAACTTTGGAAATGGATCATGTTGGAATTGGATTGCTAGAAAAACTGTTTGATAATAATCTTGTAAATTCAATCCCCGATTTATATAAAATACAAAAAAAAGATTTAGTTAAATTAGATGGAATCGGTGAAACCGTTGCTGAAAATTTTATATCTGAATTGCATAAAAAATCCTCAATAACTGTAGAAAAATTTCTTGTTTCATTAGGTATGGATGGTTTAGGAAATAAAAATTCTGGAATTTTGGCTAAATATATTAATGATGAAAAATATCTAGATTTTGGATCTTTGTTAAACTATATTGCAGAAAAAAATATTTTAGAAAATATGTTTACTGGACCAACTGCAAAAAAAATAAAAAATGAATTAATAAAAAATCAAGATTTAAGTTGTGAGTTACTGCCGTATATCCGTATTATTGAAGAAAAAAAGAAAGGAAGTAAGTTAGAAGGAATGTCATTTTGTATAACAGGCTCACTGCAGCACGGTAAACGAGATGCTTATATAACTATCATTAAAGACAACGGAGGTGACTACAGAGCATCTGTAGGTCACGGGTTGACATATCTGGTCACTAATGACACTGAATCTGGTTCATCTAAAAATAAAAAAGCAAAAGAATTAGGAATTCAAATTATAAATGAAGATGAACTCAGAAAAATGATGGAGGATTAACCGATTTGAGGGATTATTTTGAAATGTTAAAAAAAGATGAAAGGAAATATTTTCTTTTGATTTTAAGGAATAATGTTTTTGCTGCCGCCATTGACGAGGCGAAGGGAAGTGAACTTGTATGATGAAGTATCAAATAAAAATAATTAAACTAAATAAAAATAAAAAATAATATATAATTAAAATATGAATTTAATAAAAAATATTTTTTTAAAAATTTTGAAATGTGAAAAATATAAATGAAAGCAAAACAATATTACGAATTATTTATTAATAATCAAACATCTGAAAATGTACAAGAAATTTTAAAAATGTTTATTGATGAAACTTTAGATTTAATAAAAAAACGTAATGCACAGACATTAAGAGCTTATGAAATAATTATAAATGAAGTTAATATAAAATGGATTATTTTAAATAAATCATGGCCAACATATTTTATAATTGATATGTATAAAAAAGAAATTTGTCAACAACCAAAAATAAAAGAATTATTTAAAGAAAAAATAGCCATTAAAAATAGAATGTCTACTGAATTTGAACCTTTATCTTTCGATGAAAAAGAGGCAATGAATGAAGGTAAAAAACGCTTTCAACAAACACGAGGTCACCGAACTTAATGGATTATTTTACTGCTGACCACCACTTTGGTCATACAAATGTTATAAAATTTTGCAATCGACCATTTTCTTCTGTTGAAGAAATGGATGATAAACTTATCCAATATTGGAATGAAAAAGTAACTAAAAAAGATAATGTTTTTATTTTGGGTGATTTTTTCTGGAAAGCTAATGTTGAATATTGTAAAAATATTTTAGAACAATTAAATGGTCATAAATATATGATTATAGGAAGTCATGATCATTTTATTAAAAAAATAGAATTACAAAAATATTTTGTTTTTGTAAAAAAATATCATGTATATAAAAAAGAAAATATTCGAGCTGTACTTTTTCACAATCCATTATTTTCTTGGGATGGAATGGATCATGGAGTATATCATTTTTTCGGTCATGTGCATAATAAATATATTTGCATAAATGGAAATACAATGACATATAATGTTGGTGTAGATGTGAACAACTTTACACCTGTAAGTTTAAATGAAATTTTTAATAAGTTAAATAATTTAATAATATGACAAAAAAATTTTATGAACAAAACAGAGAAAAAGTTTTAGCATATCAAAGTGCACAAAAAAAGAAAAAATATAAAGAAAATAAAGAATATAGAGATAAAATGAATGCATATTCAAAAAAATATTATGCAGATAATCCTAAAAAAATTAAAGCATATCGAGAAAATCATAAAAAAGTAAAAATAAAAATAAAAATTATAAAACCACAGAAAATTAAAAAAATAAAAACCAAAATATTAACACCGAAAATAGTTAAAAAACATCTTAAACATATTAAAAGTAGTTCTGGGTCGTTGTCAAATATTTTAAATTTTGGAGAAAAATGAAATTAAAAGGATATTTATTAACAGGATTTACAGCACTTTTTCTTGAAGGATGGGCGGCATATTTTTCAATTTTTGGTTGGGTTGCTTTAATTGGAAAATCATTTTTAGGAGCAGCAATTGGTATTGAATTAGCTAAAGTTGTTATGGTTGGTATTTTATATAATTGGAGAAAAGATGTTTCTCATTGGATAAAAATATATTTGTGGATTGCTATTATTGTAACAATGTTATTAACTTCAATCGGTGTTTATGGATTTTTAACTAATTCATATCAAAAACAACAAGGCAGAACATTTGAAACAAATAAAATAAAAACGTCTTTTAATTCAAAAAATATTATTTTAAAACAGAATGAACAAAAAATGTATGAAGATCAAATGATTTTAGCTAAAGAAAGACTTCGTACATTAAATGAAAGTAGATCATCTCAAGAAAAAAGATTAAATGATTCAATGACTACTTTGAATTATAAATTTATTGATAAATTACGATCTGATATTACAAAGGCGGATTCAGATATTTTAATAGTAAGTAAAGAAATTTCCGATTTAATAACTAAAATTCAGCAAACAAATATTAATCTTGAAAAAATTCAACAAGATAATTATGAAATTGAAAATACAACATCTGGAGTTGACGTTGGTCCTTTACGGTGGATCGGTGGTTTATTTAATAAAGATATGAATAATGTTGTAAATTTTTTAATCATTATTATAATGTTTGTTTTTGATCCTTTAGCCATAGTTTTATTGGTTGTTACAAATTTACAAATAGCAAAATTTAAAAAACCGATAGAACAAAATGTAAAAGCTGAAAAAAGAAAATATGTAAAGAAAAAAGAAAAAACAGTTTTGAATGATATTTTTAGGAGGTAGATTATGGGTTTACCAAAATGTGTAAAAACTAAAAAACAAAAAAAAGAATATTATAAAGAAAAAAATGCTCAAACACGAGAATATAGAAGATTATATTATAAAAATCGTTATTATAATGACCCTGAATTTAAACAAAATTTAAAAGAAATTCAAAAAAGATATTATGAAAAAAATAAAAAGAAAATCTTGAAATGGCAACATAAATGGTATTTGAATAATAAAAATAAATCTAAATAAGTTATTAAAATTGTTTATAATAAATTTTTAAGAGAGGTATATGATGAATGATACATGTTGTTCAATGACGAAATATCGAAATGTAGTAAATTTTTATCATCAAGTTCCGCTTCCTATTGCAAATTTTATGGAAATTGTTTTAACAAATTTACAATATATTATTAAACACAATCACTTAGTACCTGAATATGAACAAGATATAAATTTATATTTTAATAAATTAAAAAATATTTATCTTAAAAATTCTAAACAATATAAAAATGTTACACTTCAAATTTTTATAAAACCTAAAAAATGGTTTTATAAAATATTTAATATGAAAGAAAAAAATAACGATGTTGTTGATTTAATATTAACTATTGGAAATAATAAATATAATTATAAGGATTTTTTATGCATGACTGGAGAATCAAATGAAAACATATCATATTGATATTATTGAAGAAAAAAAGGGTGGTTATTTTATTAAAGTTCGTGAATTTAAAGGGTGTATGACACAAGGTGAAACCATTGGAGAAGCATTAGTAAATATTGCTGATGCATTAAATGGTTGGATTAAATCGTGTATTAAACATAATAATAAAATACCGGAAGGTAAATAATGTCAATTGCTAATTTAACTCATTATGATTTGGATGGAGTTGTTTCACATATTATTCTTTTGAATTTATTTCCAGATAAAGTTCATTATTATTCCTGTGGTTATGGAAAACTTTCAGATAAAATCGAAAAAATTTATAATGAAAAAAGATTATTTAATTTAGATATTTTAATGATTACAGATTTGGTTGTGGATGTAAAATATATTAAACAACTTGCCAAATTATATGATAATATTTTTTATTTTGATCATCATGAAAGTTCATTATTAATTAAAGAAGAATTAGAAAAATATATTAAAAATATTGCCATTGATATTAATAAATGTGGAGCACAAATAGTTTTTGATGTTTTTGAAAAACAGATAATCCGATTAGTGCCCAAAAATTATGAAAGTTTAAAAAAATTAGTTCATTATACAAATATATATGATACTTGGAAAGTTGATAACAAAGATTTTTCTACTTCATATTATTTAAGCCAATTATTTTTTATGTTAGGTTGGGAAAAATTTGTAGAAAGATACAAAGATGGAATGGTCCCTTTTAAATCTGATGAAGTTGCACTTATAAAACAAGAATTACAAAGAAAGAAAAATATTTTAAAAACAGCTGAAAAAATTGAATTTGGCAATAAAGCAATTTTAATTACCTCAAATGATGGAAATGAAATAATAAATGAATCAACTTTAATTTATAAACAATATGAAATTTATTTTATTTTTATTCCTAAATTTAATAAAGTTTCAATCAGAGTTAGAAATATTGAAACTAATTTGGGAAATATTTTTAAGAAATTAGAAGGTAATGATAAAATTCAAAATATTGGTGGTCACGCTCATGCTGGTGGGTTCGTTTTAAATCCTAATTATAGTAAAGAAGATTTTGAAAATATTATTAACTTTATTTATCAGGAGATTAAAAAATGAAATCTTATAAACAAAGAACATTAGAAGCGCAGTTGGATTTGATTAGGCGTTATAAAGAAAATGTTCAACCTACAGTTTGTCCTTTTTGTCAAATTTATTTTTATCCAAATATGTCTACTAGTAAATGTAAAGGATGCTTTTTAAAAAATAACTATAATTATTGTATAAAAACAAAATCATTTATTAATTCATGTTATATGTCAGATCAAACACAAAAACAGCGTTTAGCTAGAGCAAAATTTCATGAAAAAATGCGAATAATATTATTAAAAAGAGATGCAAAATATTTTACACCTTCAGGTTGGAAATATTTTTTTATAAATCCAAAATGGTAAAACATAAAATAGATAAAGACAGATTTTATATTGAAATAAAAAAATTAGTTAATAAAGGTTTTTCTTATATAAATTCAATTTGTTTTTTAGCAGAAGCTTTCGATTTAACATTTAAGGATATTGTTAAAGTTATGGATGATGAACTTAAAAAAGAAGTAAAAAAAGAAGCTATAAAAAAAGGTTTAGTTCATAAAAATAAAAAAGAAGATAATGTTTTAAAGGAGGTATTTAAATGATAGAATATTTTGGTTCATTCCAATTTGCAATTGTTAAAGCAAACGAAGTAGAAGTAGAAATGAAATATGATACAACAATTATTAATCAAAACATTGATGAATTGTTTGCATGTATTTCTAAAGAACAACAATTAATAATTATTAATAGTAAAATTATTTCTAAATTAAAAGGTCAATTAGATTGGAATAAATATGATATCATTTTTCTTGATTGTGGAAATGGAACATTACACGTTTTAAAAGACAACACTAGTAAATTCAGTGTTCCTGAATATCAAATTCAAAAATAATGCTAAATATGATCTTTAAATATGATACAATATAAAATATGAAAAGGAGATATTAATATGGATATAATTGTATATTATGCGGAATATCGAGAATTAAAAGCTCATTTTAATAGTAATGGTTTTTTATATAAAGAATCAGATTTACCAATTACTTTTTTGTGGAATAGAGAACAATCTAAAGCATTGCATTATTTTCAAAAATTTCAATTTAAATACACATTAGAAGTATTTAAACAACTTCTTATATCATCATTTGTATTTAATCCTAAAATGTATTTTATGGCATTGGAAAATAAAAAAAATTTAGAAAGATTTAAACAATTTCAAATTTGGTGGTCAAATCCTCTTTATTACTTTAAAAAAGATTTAGAAAATATTGAAAGTGAAAAAGATGAACATATAAATACTGAAACTTATGTGCTTTTAGTTAAATTATTTGATATTATTCCTGATTGGATGGATAATGAATGTCGTAAATTAGTATATGATAAATATTTTTATTTGATGTTAATGTATATTAAAAATGATATAAATAAAATAAAAAAAGATATAGATGTAAAAAATTTAATAAAAAAAATAGAAGGAGATATTAAATGAAAACAAGAGAACAAGAAACAACCCCAGATTATGTTTCACGATTGAAAGACAAGAAATTTGCATTTAATCAAAAATCATTTGAAAATGCAAAGCAGGATGCAGAAAAAGGATTCAAGCGAGAGGATGATAATCGTTTTTGGAATCCTAAGCGAGATGCAGGTGGCAATACCAATTGTGTTTTTAGATTCATGCCAAATAAGGATTTTGAATCTGAAACAGTTCAAAACGTTTTTCATCATGCACAACATTTCTTTCAACTTCCTAATGGTCGTTATTTTGTGGAAAATTGTCCTAAGGCAATTGGTATGCCTTGTCCTGTGTGTGAAGAAAATACCAAACTATGGGAAACAGGTACTCCAGAAAACAAAGCATTATATTCTATTCGTAAAGCAAGAAAGCCAAATATTTGTAATGTTTATGTAAAGAAGGATGCTGTAGAACCTGAAAATGAAGGCAAGATTTTTTTATATGAATTACCATGGGATATTTATCAAATGGTTTTGCAAAAACAGGATCCAGCACCTAATACTGGAGTTGAAAAGGCAAATCCATTTTTTCCTTTAATGTCACCAGATTTTAAATTGAAAATCACAACTCAAGTAAAACCTGTTGGTCCTAAAGGTGAAAAGAAACCATGCCGCGTTTATAGTGGTTCAAATTTTTCTGATATTATTGAGCCACTTGCTGATGATAATACAATCAACAAGTTAATTGGCATGTGTTATAATTTTAAATTGCTTCGTGAAGAAAAGAAATTTAAAATTCGTTCTTATGAAGAAATTAAAGCTGATTATATGAAAGCACTTCACGGAACTGCTATTTCTAGTTCTACAGCATCCGAGCAAGCTGCACCTTCTGAAATTAAATCTATTGAAGAAGCATTGAAGAAAGAAGAAGAGCCGAAAAATCCAGTTGTAACCAATGAAGATGCAGATGCAGAGGATGAAGGACCTGATCCTGATGATATTGAAGTTGGCGAAAAAGAGACTCCTGGGGACGAGATTTCTATAAATACAGACGACCTTTTTAGTTGAGTAATAAAAAGATCGGTCTGTGAGCAAGGAAGATAAATGGTTATTTTCCTTGTTTTTATCTATATTATTTTATAAATAATATTGTAAGAAGGACAGAGTGTAGCTACACTTTTCCTGAAACCTTAATTAGTAAGGATTACTTCTTATATTTTGCTTATTAAGGAGGCAAAAATTATTATTTATTGTATTAGAAACAAAATTAATAGTAAATGTTATATAGGTCAAATGAAAGGGTGCAATTCGAATAAAGAATTTCAGCAATCTAATTACTGGGGTTCTGGGCAACTTGTAAAAAAATCGATTAAAAAATATGGAATAGAAAATCATGAAAAATGGACCATATTACATTGCGAAAATAAATATGGAAATCATTATGAAATAATTTGGATTAAAAAATTAAATACTAAAATACCTAATGGTTATAATTTAACAGATGGTGGAGAAGGTACATTAGGTCACAAACCATCAAAAGAAAAAAATAAAAAACATAGTGAATTTATGAAAAAACTTTTTATAGATAATCCACATTATAGTAATAATCTTAAAGAAAAATATAAAATTAAATGTCAAAATTTAGAATGGAGACAAAAGACAAATAAAAAATTAAAATTAGGTTGGACACAAGAAGTACGAAATAAACACTCAATTAATTTAAAAATTATGTTTAAAGATAAGGATAAACACGATAAAATTTTTAAAAATAAAAGAGAAAAATATTATGATAATTTAGAATGGAAAAAAAATCAATATAATTTAAAGGTAGAATATTATAAAAATAATCCGGAAATAGTAAAACAGCGAAATATAAGTTTGAAAAAATATTTTGAAAAACCTGGCATAAAAGAACAACACAGTGAAGAAACTAAACGTGGATGGATAACTAGAAAAAATAAAATATATATTAAAAATTGTAAAAGATGTAATAATATTTTTGAAGGAAATAGTTTATCAAGAATTTGTAGAAAATGTAAAGAAATATAAAAAATGAAATATTATCAAGGTAAATTTAAAATACAACACCCCGAAAAATATGTTGGAGATATAGATAAAATAATTTTTCGTTCAGGATTAGAATTTCAGTTTTTTAAGTTTTTTGATTCCAATTCTTCAATTGTTTCTTGGGGTAGCGAAGAATTTTTTATTTTGTATCCATGTCAATTGGATAATAAAATGCATCGTTATTTTCCAGATATATTTATCATTTATAAAACAAAAGATGATAAATTACAAAAGGCCATCTGTGAAATAAAACCTTTAG